ACTACATGGCTAAGTGAAAATACGCCATATGCTTTGTTATACGGTAGTTTAATTGAGGCGTACATTTACATGAAGGGGGAGCAAGACATGGTTGCTCTTTATGAGAAACGCTTTACACAGGCGTTGGTAGAAGCCAAACAACTGGGAGAAGCTAAAGAAACTACAGATGAGTACAGAACTGGAATGGTTATAAGGCCTAAACAATAATGAACGATTCGGCGGTATTAGAAGTACCTAAAGATTATGTGGTTGGAGTTCATACCACGCAAGACAGGGGTCATACTCCTGAAGAGGTAGCACAGCGTTGTGTGGATAGAATTATTTCTATAGGAGATGAAACACATCCTTTAATACGGGATCAAGCAAGAGCTTTTAAAGAGCAAATGGTTAAGCTAGTTGCTCATTACATGCGGGAAGCTATTAAAAGTGACCGCACAACGGTTTATAATGAGTTAAAAAATGCAGGGCAACCTCAGTTAGCTGAATTAATAAGGAGACTATAGTATGGCTTTTACCGGTAATTTTATGTGTACCTCTTTTAAAAAAGAGATTTTATTTGGGGCACACGACTTTGACTCCTCCACGGGGGATACATTTAAAATGGCGTTGTATACTAATAGTGCTAGTTTTACAGCGGCAACCACGGCGTACACCACTAGCAACGAAGTTACGGGCACAGGGTACACCGCAGGAGGGCAAGCCTTAAATCCGGTAGATCCTACAACTTCGGGCACTACCGCTTTGGTAGATTTTGCGGATGAAACATGGACCTCTTCTACCATAACGGCTAGGGGTGCTTTGGTTTACAACACAGGACCAAACACAACGTCTATTTCGTTAACAAACCCAACGGTTATTGTTTTAGATTTTGGTGAGGACAAAGCCTCTACTTCGGGGGATTTTACCGTAGTGTTTCCCTCGGCGAGTGCAACGGCGGCAATTATTAGGATTGCCTAATGGCTGACATTATTGTCCCTTTAGGCGGTTGGGGAAGAAGCACTTGGGGTGACGGTGCTTGGGGAGAATCAACTTACTCGGTAACGGCTACGGGGTCGGTAGGTTCGGTAACCGTAGCGGTAGGTACTGGGGTTAGTGTTTCGGTAACGGGTGTTGCTGGCACAAGTGCGGTAGGGTCGGTAACGGTTTCTACGCAACAAAATGTTTCGGTAACCGGTGTAGCAGGAACAAGTGCCGTTGGTACGGTAACGGTATCGGAAGGAGCGGGGGTCAGCGTTTCAGCAACAGGTGTTGCGGGCACTGGTGGAGTTGGCACGGTAACGATATTGCAAGGGGCTGGAGTTGATGTTTCGGTAACAGGCGTAGAAGCAACAGGGGCAACTACCCCCGCTTTGGTTTGGACTCAAGTTGTGCCATCACAAACTCCGAGTTATAGTACAATTTCTCCGTCACAAACACCGTCTTGGGCACAAGAAACACCATCACAAACCCCTGATTGGGAAAAAATAGCGGCGTAAAGGATTAAATTATGGCAAGCACATATGTAAACAACCTTCGATTAGAAGAAATAGCAACAGGTGAAAAGTCTGGCACATGGGGCAGTATTACTAATACTAATTTAGAGTTAATAGGCGAGGCACTGGGTTACGGCACAGAAAACTTAGGTAGTGATGCAAACACCACTATTACGGTAGCGGATGGGTCTACGGATTCTGCTCGTTCTTTTTACTTAAAGATAACTTCTACTTCGCTCAGTGCGGACAGAACCGTTACGCTTGCACCGAATACTGTTTCTAAAGTTTGGATTATAGAAAACGCCACCACTGGCGGTAAAGCTATAACGATTAAACAAGGCACAGGTGCAACGATTGATATCCCCAATGGGGATGTAAAAGTGGTTGCTACAGACGGTGCGGGTAGTGGCGGTGCGGTTTACGATTTATTGGTTGATTTAAACATAGCCACTAAGTTAACAGTTAAAAACCCAGCTACGAGTTCTAGTCCGGCTACGTTGCTCTTGCAAAGTGGTGATACGGATGTTGCTGCTGACGATGTGTTAGGGAAAATACAGTTTCAGGCTCCAGATGAGGGCACAGGGACAGATGCTTTGTTGGTCGCTGGAGAAATTGCCGCTATTAGCGAGGGCGATTTTAGTAGTAGCAGTAATGCCACCAAGTTAAGTTTTAAGACAGGAGCAAGTGAAGCTGCTACCGAGAAAATGTCTATTAGTAGTGTTGGAAACGTCACTATGAAGCAAACCGCTACAGGTGACGACACTCCGATGACTCTGCTTCTCCAAACTGGAGAAACGGATATTGCCGCTAATGACAAGTTGGGGGTAATAAATTTCCAAGCTCCTGACGAGGGCACAGGGACAGATGCAATATTGGTTGCCGCAGGAATTGAGGCTGTAAGCGAGGGCGACTTCAGTAGCAGTAGTAACGCCACTAAGCTAAGTTTTAAAACGGCTAGTTCTGAGGCGGCGACTGAAAAAATGTCGTTAAGCTCTGGTGGAAATTTAGCAGTTTCGGGCGATCTAACTGTTACTGGTGCAGCAAAAATATCACATCCGACACAAATTTTTATACTAACATCGGGTTTAGTTCCATCGACAGCTAATACACAAGAAACGCTTACAAACTGGGCAGACGTTGATGGAAACGTGCCCGCTGCTAGAGGGCAAACGAGTGTTGGCAGTTTGGTGTCCCAAAGCTCTGGAATTTTTAGTTTCTCAGAGACAGGGAAGTATCTAATAACTTATCATCTGATGATGCAAACACACACGGTAACCTACGCTGGCGGTCTTATATATGCAACGCTAAATAATTCGACCTACAATGCGCTGGGAGAGTCGTACTCCTCAACAACATCAACATCTGGCAGTTATTTTAAAAATGCAAGTTTGTCGGCTACGTTTGACGTGACAAATACAACAAACTGCAAAATAAAGTTTAATATTCTCGCCAACGTGACAAATGTTACCTTTAATGGAAACGCAGACATTTGCCAAACCCACGTTGTGTTTCAAAAAATAGGAGAGACTTAAAAATGGCTAACTATACCGGAAAAATAACAGAAATTATAGAGTTGTACGTTGGTCGAGAAGTTGATTTCCGCACAGAGGTAGAGGTTTATGATGCCAAAGATGGAGAAGGTCCGAAAATTATTGCTTGGAATGTGAGTGGAAAGACCCAACCTTCAACCAGTGAGATGGATGCTCTTGTCTCTCAAGCCGATGCTAATATTGCAAACGAGCAAGTTCGTGAAACCCGTAAAACCGCTTATGGTGATGTTGGCGATCAGCTTGATGAGATTTACAAAGATATGGATGCTTGGAAAACCAGAATTAAATCTATCAAAGATGCTAACCCTAAGTCATAGATGCAGATTGACTGTTTTAAGTGGCAGGAGTTTTTTGACATTTTGTTTACTATTTTGGCAGGATTAGCTTTAGTGGGATTTGCAATAGCACTTGTTTTTTTAGCGTATCAGGATTTTAAAGAATGAACATTGAAGAGTTGACAGTGGCATTTCAAAGGCATGAGGCACAGTGTGATGAAAGGTGGAAGACTATTTTTAACAAAGTGAACCGTATTGAAAGAACTTTACTAGGTGCCACGGGTGCCGTTTTACTGCTATTGTTGACGTTGGTGTTGAGGTGACTGTGAGTGTTAGATCCTGCCAGTATTGGATTAGCCATTGCAGGGGTAAAAACCGCTGCCGAATTGGTAAAGAAGGGCATTGATGCTGCAAAAGATGTTAATGAGGTAACTCGCGATTTAGGAAAATTATTTGATCACACAGAAACTTTATCACAAGCAAAGAAAGAAGTAGGAAAGGGGAAAAAGAGCAAGTCGTTATCGCAACAGGCAATGGACATAGTAGTTGCAGAAGAGAACGCAAAAAAACAGATAGCCAACATAAAGCATAAATTGTACTGGGGTGGATACCCTAACGGTGCCGAGATTTATAAAAAGTTTATTGCTACTCGTCAACAAATGATACGAGAGCAAAAATTAGCAGTAGAAAGGGAAAAAGCTAGAAAACAGGCAATAATAGATAACATTATACATTATGGAACCATTGTTGCTATATTAGGATTTGGCGGCTTCATGATCTGGTTTCTTATTGATTACACGATCCAGATGGGACAAAAAGCAGGAAAATGGTAGATGCCTTTAACAAAATTAAAATTTAAACCCGGAGTTAACCGAGAAACCACTTCGTATGATAACGAGGGTGGGTGGTTTGATTGCGATAAAGTACGGTTTCGCCAAGGAGTGCCGGAAAAGATAGGCGGTTGGTACAAAAATTCTAGCAACAGTTTTTACGGTGTAGCCCGAGCTTTGCACCCGTTTGTTGCTTTAGATAACAGCCGTTTTTTAGGGGTTGGCACTAACGCTAAGTATTATGTAAACGAAAGCGGTGATTTTAACGACATTACCCCTGTGCGAGCAACGGTGGCTTCGGGCGGTACGGTGTTTGCAGGGATAAAGAATACTATTTCTGCGGGTATTAATGCTACCGTAACCAGTATTCCTTTAACTAGCTCTACTAATTTTCCCCCTGCGGGCAGGATAAAAATAAACTCGGAAGAAATAACGTATGCCGCAGTCAGTGGTAATAATTTAATCGGGTGTGTGCGTGGGGTTAGTAGCACCACGGCGGCAAGCCATAGTTCTAGCGATGACGTGCTTTGTGCCACTATAAAAGCCACTTGTAGTGGTGGACACGGTGCCGTTGAGGGCGATTTTGTTACTTTTAGCGGAGCCGTTAGTTTAGGCGGTAACGTAACTGCAAATGTGTTGAACCAAGAATACCCCATACTTATTGTAGAATCGACCACAGTGTTTTATTTTGAAGCACGGGCGGCTTCTACCACTATAGCTAGTATTTTAGTGGATGGCATTATTACCCCATCTCACGTTTTTGCTAATGCTTCGGACTCGGGCAATGGTGGTGGCAGTATTGTGGGGGTGTTTCAGTTAAATGTTGGTCTTAACACGGTGGTTGGTGGTAACGGTTGGGGTGCGGGCACATGGGGTAGAGGCACATGGGACTCTGCTTCTAGCACAACGGCTACCTCGGCACAGTTACGGTTATGGACACACGACAACTTTGGCGAAGACTTAATTATTAATGTTCGCAACGGGGGAATTTTTTACTGGGATAAGTCGGACGGGTTAGCCACTCGTGCCGTGGCGTTAG